TAAATAACTTTATGAAGAATAAACTTCTCTTAGATTTAACTTACCTATAATGTCTATTCAAAGGTCTATATTTGAAGAACTTATTTTAGAATCAAACGACGGCAAAAGAACCGTTGATATCAAAACTGGTGCGATTTCTATTGACTATTATGAGGATATTTTCTCACCAACGATCACTGCAAGAATTCAAGTTGTCAATGATGGTAATACGATTCCATCAGCAAAAAATCCAGATGGAGAAAGACAATCAATTTATAATGGTTTACCACTAAGAGGTGGTGAAAGAGTATCTCTTAAAATCGCAGGAAATTCCGCAACAAACCCAGGTTTAAATTTTTCAGAAAAACCATCTGACTATCTTTATGTTTCAAGCATTACCGATGCAATTTCGCAATCACTTAGAGAAACTTTTACTCTACACCTAGTTTCAAGAGAAGCAATTACAAACGAAACATCAAGAGTGTCAAAGAAATATCCAACGAGTTCATCCATTGAACAATCTGTAAATAAAATCCTTACAGATTACCTCAAAGCAAATAAAGTTGGAACATTAGACAAGGCATCGAACAAGTATGGTTTTATTGGTAATATGAGAAAACCATTTACTGTTTTAGTGTGGTTAGCATCAAAAGCAGTTCCAGAATCTTCAGGCGATGCAACTGCTGGTTTTGTGTTTTATCAAACTCGTGATGGTTTTCAATTTAGAGCAATTGATTCATTACTTGACCCAAAAAAGAATCCTAAGAAAGCAGTCTATACCTATTATCAAACGATGGTAAGTTACGACAATGATGGTAAGAAAGTAAATAATGATTTCAAGATTCTCAAATATCTCACAGATAAAAATCAAAATCTAGTAGAGAAATTACGTCTTGGAACGTATGCAAGTCATAGAATGTTCTTTAATCCTTATGACTTTAAATTTTCAAAATATGAAGAAGGATTGTTTAAGCAAAGTGATTACCTCAAGAAATCACAAAACCTTGGTGAAGATTTAAAACTACCACCACTTGGTGATGGAACTGATAGAAGTCTTGGTGATGTCCCATCTAGAATTATTACAGCAATTTATGATGTTGGAACTCTAGAAAAAGGTGTTTCAACTTCAATTAACTCAGACCAAAAGAAATATCAATCACAATCTTTGATGCGATACAATACATTAGTTACACAAACTCTTAGCATTACAGTTCCATCTAATACTAATTTGAGAGCGGGTGATTTGATTGAATGTAGATTTCCTAAGATTTCTAGATCTGATGCAACAGAATACGACACTGAAACGAGTGGTCTATATATGATAAAGGAATTATGCCATCACTTTGATGTTGAGCGTTCTTATACATCGATGAAATTAGTCAGGGATACTTTCGGAATTAATAAAGCAGCATAAATGTTAGATCAATCATTACTTAAAAGTCATTTTATTGGTAGAGATGGATTCCGTTGGTGGATAGGGCAAATTGCCCCCATCGATGCTTGGAAACAGCAAGTTGAAGGTGGTGGGTGGTCATATCGATATAAGGTTAGAATACTTGGTTACCATCCATATAGTGTCGCAGATCTTTCAAATGAGGATCTGCCCTGGGCACAAGCACTTCTTCCCACTACTGCTGGTACTGGATCTGCAAACTGTGCAATGGGAGTTCAACTTCAACCAGGTGATGTTGTTGTTGGTTTCTTTTTAGATGGTGACGATGCTCAAATACCAGTTATTCTTGCAGCGTTTGCAAATACGACTCAAAGACCAGATACTCCTTATACTTCACCATTTGTTCCTTTTACTGGATTCAATGAATTTATTGAAAAGAATAACAAAACAACTCCAAGTCAAGCATCTCAACCAACATCAGATGCTCAACGTTCACCTGCAGATTTAACAGATGAGCAAGCGAAGAAACTATCTCAGCAAGTTGGTCAACAAGTTGTTCCAACCAACTCTGCAATTGGAGATACTGTTCATTTAGCCAATACAGTTAGAAATAAGCAGATTGACAAAATTCAAGGAACGGTAAGAAATCTTTTAAAGAAGATTAGAAAATTTCAAGGTGACGTTGATAAAATTAAAGACGAGATTGATAAAGCAGTTGATAAGATAGTTACTTATTGTAATGAATTTATTGGTGGGATATTCGATTTTCTCATTAATGGGGATGGTGATAAATTTCCTGGTTTAATGGGAATCTTGAAAGAAGGATTAAAATTGTTATATAAATTGGTTTTTGCCAAAGTTTTGGCAGCAACTGGCAATGAAGTAGCAGCACATCTTGCTGGAGTTGCTGCACAAAAAGCAATGGTAATTCCTACGAAAAAACTAGAAGAAGCGTTTAGTTGTGTTATTGGTACAGTTATTGATAACTTAAAATCTGCAGTTTCTGAAATTTTAAATTCTGTTGTATCGAATGTCGATAGATTTGTAACCTGTGCAGCAGAACAATTTACCGGTTCTCTTTTAAATACAATCATTGATACAATTGAAGTATTCATTGAAGGACCTCTGGAAGGAGTTCAAAAACTATTACAATTCTTCTCTGACTTTAATGTTGGAAATATATTGAGAGATGGTATAGGATTACTTGCAGATCTTGGAGTTACATTTGCTTGTAATCAAAATACTGATAACTTTAAGGGACTTGTAAGTAATTGGGTTCTTGGTTATGGACCCGCATCAGATGCAAAAGCAGCATATGATATTGTTAAAGAAATGACAAATTACATAGCATCCGGTCAAGCTTTAGATAACATTGTTGAATGTTTTACCGATGCATTAGACTTTGCAAGTCCACCAACTATTAATATTTTTGGTGGTTTGGGGTCTGGTGCAACAGCAGTTCCTATTTTTGGAAATGTAACTACAGATTCTTCTGGAAATACCACAGCAAGTGTGATAGGTGCTCAAATTACAAATCCTGGTTCTGGATATAGATATCCACCTTTCATTGAAATTGTAGATGATGCAGATCAAGGATATGGTGCAATAGCGAGAGCAAAAATTAAAAATGGACAATTAAGTTCCATTTACATGGTATCTGAGGGCGAAAATTACTCTGTTGGGAATATTTCTCAATATTCAGTTCTCGGTGTTTTTGTTGAAAATGGTGGTGGTGGATATAAAGATGCAGTTGTGACTGATAATCTTGGTAATACTTATAAGTCTCAAATTGCAGATGGACGTATCTATCAGGTTGAACCTCTAAATAATGTTGTGAATTCTCTCCCAATTCTAAAAGTTACGTCAAATACTGGAACAGGAGCAATTCTTAGACCATTACTTGGTGATCCTAAGTTCACTGGTGAAGTAGAAACAGTCGTAAATTGTGTAGTATAAAATGGCACCAAGAAAGAAAAATTTATACAAGAGACAACTAATTAGTTTTAATCCAAATTTCAGGATCGACACTGCTAATCCTGAGATGGGTGGATCTGGAACAGATGTCTATAAGATTTATGGTGTCAATGATAGTGGAGATAATCAATCATCAATTAGTTTAAGTAATAGTGGTTTGTTTTCAATTTATAATGACCATACGATTCAAATATCTGGTGGAACTAATAACGAAAAAGGTAGGGAAGACGTAGTTATTATTGGTAAAAATGGAAATGTTTCTGTCTCTGCTGATGGAACTGTTCGCATTTATGCCACAAACATTATGCTTGAGGCAGAAGAAGATATTCATTTGAGGGCAGGTAGAAATATTAACTTGAAAGCAGGTTCTGGTAGATTAATGATAGATGGGCAAAGAGTAGATGTTAAGGGTGTAAGTGGTAATTTAATTTCTTTACTTGGAATAGACTTTACTAAAAAAGTCTTTGAAGGTAGTTTTATTGGTATCGATACAATTGATGGTTTGGTTGGGGATATTGTTGGTAGTATAGTTACTAACTTAGTGGGTGGGTAAAAGATATGGCAAAATATTATGGCGAAGAGTCTTACTTCAACGAACATGTAACTTTTTATAAGGATGTTAATGTTCAAGGTAATTTAAATTATGATTCTTTAACAGTTAGAAATCTTACTGTTAGAGAGCAATCAACTTTAGGAATTACTACATCTACTAGTTTATCATCACAAAACTTAAGTGTTTTTAATGTTTCTACTTTAGGAATAGTTCAAGTTTCGGCAGGAATTATCACGGCAACTTCTGGTATTACAACTTATTATGGTGATGGAAGTAACTTAACAGTTAATGGTTCCTCCTTATCATCATTTTTATTGACTGCAGTTCCAGCAGGAACAGTTATTTCTTATGCTTCATCAACTGCACCAACAGGTTATTTAAAATGTAACGGTTCTGCAATTTCTAGATCAACATACAGTTCTTTATTTTCTGGTATTGGAACGGTTTTTGGCGATGGAGATGGTTCTACGACATTTAATGTTCCAGACTTAAGAGGTGAATTCGTTCGTGGTTGGGATGATGGTCGAAGCATAGATACTGGAAGAGCATTTGGTTCTTCACAGTCTGATGCATTTAAAAGTCATAATCACACTTCAACCCAAGATTTGGAAAATCCAAACTCAAGTGGAATTACTCAAGGTGCAGGAGGTAGAAGTCATGGGGTTATTCCTTCCGGTACTGTGATCACTAATCCCTCAGGTGGAACTGAAACCCGCCCACGCAACCTATCATTAATGTATTGTATAAAGTATTAATATGAAAATCTACAATTATCATCCAGAATACAAATATTTTTATTGTGAATCGGTGGCAGATGAATCACCTTTAGAACCTGGTGTTTGGTTAATACCTGCTTATGCAACAGAGATTGAACCACCAAAATGTAAAAGCAATCAAATACAAATTTTTAATGGAACTTCGTGGGATGTGATTGTTGATAAGAGAGGTACTTATTATTCTACT